TATAGCTAATGGCTTTTATAAGAACAGAACTGAATTTATTCGTCGACATGTTATATTTAATAGATTTATTAAGTTTCCTAAAGTTGATCGCTATGTAGATGAGGAGCGACTTAATAAAATAAAAACATTTCTTTTAGTTAACATGCCATATCAAAAACCATCTATAAATATTATTAAAAATATTGAAGTTAGTTATGATAAAGATAAACTTAAAGTTGTATTAGATAGATGGAATCCATACACTAATAGTCCAATTAAAAATGTTAGTGAATTTTGTTACACTTTACGAAGGGTAGTGAATAGTGATTCTAGTAGACTTTTTGCTATTCGAAAACTTATATCTGAACATGGAAAGATTATAGTTTTTTATAATTTTAATTATGAATTGGAAATATTAAGAAATTTATATTATGATCCAGATTTAGGCGTTAGTGAGCATAATGGGCATAAGCATGAAGAAATTCCTAAAACACAAAACTGGGTATATATTGTTCAATATTTATCTGGAGCTGAAGGATGGAATTGTATCGAAACTAATGCAATTGCTTTTTATTCTTTAAATTACTCTTATAGAGTAATGACACAAGCTGCAGGTCGTATAGATAGATTAAATACTCCATTCACAAAATTGTATTACTATAATTTAAAATCCAATTCAGTTATAGATAATGCTATATCGGTAGCTTTACAGAATAAAAAGAATTTTAATGAATCTGATTTTTCATTTGGAGAAAATTAATGTGGTTTATAAATAAATTAAAAGAACATCGACAACAAAAACAAAATAAAGAAGATAGAAAAAATTTTAATGCTGGATATGATGCGCGAAAAAATAATATACTTATTAATCCATACTTAAAAGGAACTATTTCTCATACTATGTGGAATCTTGGATGGAAAGTTGCAGATATTGTTAGCGATGATAATGATTAAAAAGGTATTTAATATCCTCGCATATAAAACATAGAGTATTATAGAAGGAGAGTGCGATGTAACTCTCCTTTTATTTTTTGGAGATATCATGAAAGAATCATCATTTAAACAAAAATTAATTTTAGAAATTGAAGAATTATTTCCTGAGTGCCTCATATTAAATAACGACGCTAATTCTTTGCAAGGCATTCCAGATTTGCAAATTCTTAATGGCGACAAGTGGGCTATGTTAGAAACAAAAAGAACAACTAGTGCCTCTCGAAGAGCAAATCAAGAATACTATATAGCATTATTTAATCATATGAGTTATGCATCATTTGTATATCCAGAAAATAAGGAACAGGTGTTAGATGAACTTCAATCAGCACTCCGATCTACTCGGAGAACACGCGTACCTATCGGGAAGTAAGTATCATTGGATAGGTTATGATGAGGACAAATTTATTTCCTCATATAAGAAATATTTATCCATTCAAAAAGGAATAGCATTTCATTCCCTAGCCAAACAATGTATTGACTTAGGGGTTAAATTACCAAAGTCAGCAAAAGCATTTAATCAATATGTTAATGATGCTATTGGATATCGTATGGCAACAGAACAAGTTTTATTTTATAGCTATAATGCTTTTGGTACTGCTGATGCTATTTCTTTTAGAGATAAATTGTTAAGAATTCATGATCTAAAGACTGGTGTTTCGCCAGTATCGTTAAAGCAATTAGAAATTTATGCTGCACTTTTCTGTTTAGAGTATCAACATGAACCAAAGGATATAAATATCGAATTGCGCATTTATCAAACAGACAATATCGTTATACATTCTCCAGAACCAGAAGATATTACTTTTGTTATGGATAAAATTGTTATATTTGATAAAAAAATCGAAATTCTTAAAATGGAGGAGTAATCTATGAGTATTGACGAAGAAAAAATAGTGCATTATGGAACTCCTCGCCATAGTGGGAGATATCCATATGGTTCTGGAGAAGAGCCCGAACAAAGAGAAAAATCTTTTTTAGGAAAAGTAAGAGATCTAGAAAAAAAGGGTTTAAGTGAAAAAGAAATAGCAGAAGGTTTAGGAACAACAACAACCTATATTAGAAAAAGAAAAAGTATTGAAAAAACAGAAAAAAGAGCTGCTGATTCAGCAACTGCACAACGACTAAAAGAAAAAGGTTTATCAAACGTTGCTATTGGAAAACGAATGGGGGGAATTAATGAATCCTCAGTAAGAGCATTACTTAATCCTACATTAGTTGAGCGGGCTAAAGTAGCTGAGAACATATCTAAAACCTTAAAAGAAAATATGGGTGATAAAGGTTTTATTGATATTGGTAGTGGAACAGAAGCTCATTTGGGAATATCAAAAACTAAATTAGACGTTGCAGTAGCTAGATTAGAAGAAGAAGGATATCAAGTCCATACTATACGAGTTAAGCAACCTGGAGAAGGAAAATATACATGGGTTAAAGTTTTAGCACCGCCTGGTACTACTAAAATGGATGTCTACCAAAATAAAGATAAAATCAATGTTGTTAATGGACATGTTGATGATGAAGGTAGAAGCCAATTAGGATTAGGCCCAATTCAAAAACTTGATCGTAATCGAATTATGATTAAATATGATGAAGATGGTGGAACTTTAAAAGATGGTGTAATTGAACTTCGAAGAGGGGTTGATGATTTAAATATGGGTCGTTCTGGATATGCTCAAGTCAGAATTGGTGTAGAAGGAAATAACTTTTTAAAAGGAATGGCTATGTATTCAGATAACCTTCCTCCAGGAGTGGATGTTATTTATAACACTAATAAGAAAAAAGGAACTCCTGATAATGATGTTTTTAAGCCAATGAAAGATGATCCAGATAATCCATTTGGTGCAACAATTAATAGTCAAAAAGGGGTTTTAAATATTGTTAATGAAGAAGGTGACTGGTCGACTTGGTCTCGAAGCATATCCTCTCAAGTATTATCAAAGCAAAGTCCTAAAACTGCAAAAAAGCAATTAGATTTAGCATATGAATTACAAAAAGAAGAATTTGATGAAATATCTTCATTAACAAATCCCGCAGTTAAAAGAGCGCTTTTAAAACCATTTTCGGATGGACTCGATTCAGAAGCAGTTCATCTGAAAGCAGCATCCTTACCTCGTCAAGAATCAAAAGTTATATTACCTTTGACGAAAATTGGAGAAAATAAAATATATGCGCCTTCTTTTAGAGATGGAGAAAATGTTGTTTTAATTCGTCATCCTCATGGTGGTACTTTTGAGATTCCAGAACTTATTGTTGATAATCGAAATAAACAAGGACGAGATTTATTAGGAATGGCTAAAGATGCTATTGGAATTCATCCTAAAGTAGCTGAAAAGTTGTCAGGTGCCGATTTTGATGGCGACACCGTAATCGTTATTCCAAATAAAAATCGAGATATTAAAACTGCACCATCTTTAAAAGATTTACAAAATTTTAATCATAAAGCAATTTATAAATATTATGATGGAATGCACGTAATCACTGATAGGGAAAAGCAATTAGAAATGGGAAAAGTTAGTAATTTAATTACTGATATGACCATTAAAGGGGCTAGTCCTAATGAGATTGCAAGAGCAGTTCGGCATTCTATGGTTGTAATCGATGCAGAAAAACATAAATTAAATTATAAACAATCATATATTGATAATGGTATTGCTGATTTAAAAGTTAAATATCAAGGGGGCAAAGATAAAGGTGCTTCTACTGTAGTATCAAGAGCTAAATCAGTAAAATATATTTATGATAGAAAAGAATCTATTTATATAGATCCTGTTACTGGTAAAAGAACTAAAGGGATTGATCCAAGGACAGGGAAAAAAATATATGAGAATACTGATGAAACTTATATAAATAAAAAAGGTAAACTCGTATCTAGAAAAATAAAGTCTACAAAAATGGCTGAAGAAGAAGATGCGTTTAAGTTATCATCAGGTACTGATATTGAAAAAATATATGCAGAGCATGCAAATAAACTTAAAGCATTAGGAAATAAAGCTAGAAAAGTATTCGTTGAAACCCCATCTGTAGAATATAGTCAATCTGCAAGGAAGACTTATGCTAAAGAGGTAGCCGTATTAAAATCTAAATTAACGGAAGCTATTAGAAATCGCCCCCTAGAAAGAAAAGCCCTACTACTTGCAAATACAACCCTTACTTCTAAAAGAAGGGCCAATCCTGATTTAACCCCCGACCAAATAAAA